ATAACACCAAAAACTACAACAACCCGACCAAGTTCAAGTGATAATGCCCAACCTGCTCAACAAGAACCAACAAGTGTAAAGTCATTTCACACGGGAGAAGAAATAACCAAAGAGCAACTACAAGGAACACCCATCGCAAATGCAGACTTAAACGCAGTAGCATTGTTACATCCAGAAGACTTCAATACACTAACAGACAAAAAAGCAGTAAATGATTCGGTAAAGCAAGCAAAAGAAGCAAGAAAGAAAACACTCGAAGATGAACTTGCACAGGTCGAAGAAAAAGTAGTATCACAGGCCGCCGGAAATTTAATGTTTGGTAAACAACTTCCAACATTAGACGGTAACCAAATAATAATGAACTCCGAACGCATTATTATATCAGCAAAAACAAAAGAGTTTGTTACATATTCCAAGGGTAAATACGGAATTGCAACTGATGATGAAATTACAATGAATTGTCTACAAAGATATGTAATCGATACAAAAACACATACATCGGTTATATCACCCACAATACACTTAGGTGCATATATTACTACACGACACCCGGTTTTAAAGGGGGATGTTACCACTGCCTGGTTGTCAAGTTTGTGTGGTTGGTTGTCGGGTCACGTCCACAACGACCCATATATTACTACATCAACCCCTGCACAACAGGGTCAACTTGCAGGACTCCGTGCGAGACTTCCTACATTACATAGCACAAGAGTTTGGATAGATGGTTAATATATGTGTGTAGGTTAATATATATATGTAGAAAGAAAATTATGAAAAAGCAAGAACTGATAAATATAATACGAGTGGCTGTAAAGCAAGAGTTGAGTGAGTCTCTACCAAAAATGATAAAAGAAATTTTAAATCCATTGGAAGACCAGTCACCAATGATAAAAGAAACCGATCCGGTAAAACTAACCGAACAGGTTCTAAAAAACTCAAAGCAGGTCGTATCTACTAGTAAAAAACCAAAAATAAAATATAGTAAGAATTTGGCAATAAACGAAGCACTAAATGCAACCAGGGGTGGTGTACCACAAGAAGGATCGTTGGTTTCTGGTCACCAACCACATAACGAATTTACGGATTTGAACGGAAATAATGTAAATGTTGATGCACTACCTGATCACGTATCATCTGCATTGACAAAAGATTACTCACAATTACTTAAAGCAGTGGATGCTAAAAAAGGAAACTAAATGAAAAGTCGTGTTCCACCAAGAAATTATCAAACCGAAGTACCCACTCAACTGGGTCCTGTCGATAAAGTTCCACTTGGCATAAAAATGCCATTTGGTCGCGACAACGAATTTGGTTTCTTTGGAGCTATAACAAGCACACGGGAACGATATCACACCAACCTCAAGATGCTTTTAATGACAGCAAAAGGAGAACGACCTATGGTTCCTGAGTACGGAAGTGAATTAAAAGCACTGTTGTTTGAACAGAACACCGAAGCACATCTTGACTCTTTATTAGAAGACGCAATAACTGCTTCGGTTGAAAGATGGATGCCTGAGATTTTAATAGAGGAGGTCTTGGTAACCAGAGACACAACTAAAGAATCTGAAAACTTTTACGCAGCCAACATTAAAGTTACTTATTCCGTGGTGGCAATACCTGCTTCCGAAAACGAACTCGAAATAACAGTGGAGGTTTAACATGGCAGATGATTTTCAAATTTATTCAAACATAAAAGCAAAAGATATAAACTATTTAAGTCGTGACTTTGATAGTTTCAAGGCAAGTTTAACTGAACATATAAAGTCTTATTATCCAGGAACATACACAGACTTCTCTGAAAATTCTACGGGTATGATGTTCGTAGAACTTGCATCTTATGTTGGGGATGTATTATCTTACTACATAGATTATCAGTTTAAAGAAAGTTTTTTGCAATATGCAACAGAAAGAAAAAACATATTAACACTTGCAAACTATCTAGGTTATAAACCATCACCTGCACGACCTGCATCAACTATGCTGACTGTTATGCACGTTGTTCCGTCTAAGTTGAATGACGAGGGTAAGAATGTTCCTGACTTAAAATACGCACTAAACATAAAGTCGGGAATGGAAGTCAGATCAGCTGCCAATCCAGACGTAGTGTTTAGAACAACAAACAGCATCCAGTTTGGAGAAAATACGGTAGACTCACCACTTGAAATAAGTGTATTTGAACGAGATTCATCGTCTCAACCAACTTTCTACTTATTGAAAAAAACAGCACACGCAACAAGTGGTCAACTCATAAGAAAAAGAATTACAGTTGGACCTCCACAAGAATTCTTTGAAATAGAACTAACCGAACCAAATGTAGTAGAAATCGTATCAGTCAAGGATTCGGACGGAAATGTATGGCACGAAGTTCCATATATGGCACAAGATTTGGTGCTGGTTGAAGACCAAAACAACAAAAGAAATAGTCCAACTTTTTATCAATATGCGTCAAGTGTTCCGTATGTATTGCGGTATATAAAAACTTCAAGAAGATATATAACACATACAAACTCTGATAACTCGGTTACAATTGAGTTCGGAAAGGGTAGTGACAGACTCGACGATGAAATAATAGCACCATCAATGAATAATGTTGGTCGTGTGGTCAATACAACAAAAAGTACCTTAGATATGGGATACGACCCATCAAACTTTTTGAAGTCAGAGTCATATGGAGAATCACCTAGTAATACAACGATCACTGTTGAATATTATGTCGGTGGAGGTAATGAATCAAATGTTCAATCGCACTCATTGAACTCACTAGGGACCGTTCAGTACGCAGACGGTAATGAGTTTTTAACCGATGTAGAACAACGGGTGATGCAAACCATAAAAAGCAGTTTACAAGTAAACAACTTAAATCCTGCACGTGGGGGTCGTGGCCAAGAAACAGATGAAGAAATAAGAATGCGTGGACTTGCAAATTTGTCATCGCAAATGAGGGCAGTAACAAAAGAAGATTATGTTATACGATCATATGCTATGCCAAGTAAATATGGAAGTGTTGCCAAAGCATTTGTAACTAAAGACGGAATTCTTGACACGAAATCTCAAATTGATTTGATAAAATCAACAAATCAAGCAGACACCGATGTACAACCAAACGGATTAAATTCTGTTTATGGAGAAATAAATAATCCATTCGCAGTTAATATGTACATACTAAGTTATGATGAAAATAAAAAACTAATAAAACCCAACGACTTGGTTTTGCATAACTTAACCACATACTTGACAAACTACAGAATGCTCACGGATGGAATAAATATTACAAATGCATTCGTGATTAATGTGGGGGTATATTTTGAAATTTCCGTGTTTCAAAACTTTAACAAAAAAGAAGTCCTATTAAATTCAATGACAGAGGTTCAAAAACACTTTGATATAGGTTCTTGGCAAATTTCCCAACCAATAGAAATCGGTAATGTAGAGTTACTAATATCTCAGATTAAGGGAGTAAAGTCAGTAGCAAACCTACAATTCGTCAACTTAACAAATAGTGACGGTGATTATTCTGAAAACGAATACGACATCGAAGGAGCAACTGTAAATAAAGTTATATATCCATCCATGGACCCATCTATATTTGAAATTAAATATCCTGCACGGGATATAGTAGGGAGGGTGGTATAGTGAATACATTATATAAACCCACACAAGATTCAACTGTTTATTCTTCAAAAGCTTTACGTGAATTAAATTTTGGTAGAAGTGAGATTCTTGAACTTAAAAACACATTTTCTGAGTCAGTCGGACAAACAAACTCTCAGATACTAATTCAATTTGAAACTCCGATAAAAAAAGAAGAACTTAAAAACTACCCAAACATTAAGTTTACACTTGAATTAAAAATTACTGAAAGTGAAGACCTAACAGGAGAAGTAGGAGTTTCTGCGTACCCTGTGTGTGATACTTGGGTTGAAGGAAACGGTCGTGGATCAGACACTGACCCTTTATATGATCCGGTCAACTGGATATATAAAACATCCGACACAAAATGGACGGAAGAAGGTAGCACAGGTCCAACATACTACACACACATCCAAGATTGTGCGGGAGTTACATATGAAATAAACTCTAAATTTATACTAAAAGACAAAACCTCGGACATTTCTATTGATATAACCAACATAGCACTTAGGTGGATAATGGGAGACATTCCAAATAACGGGCTAGTATTAAAATTAATAGACGATTCACCAAACACTCAAAACTCAGTCGGTAGTTTGAAATTTTTCTCAAGAGATACAAATACCATATACTCACCATCATTAAGACTTTCTTACATAGATTATAGTTT